AATCGCTTTCAAAAAGATATGCTGCTCGTTGGATAGCAGCATTTCGTTCCATTTGTTGTTGCTGAGCATAAGAAGCATTGAATAATTGCTTACCATTGTTGATAGCCTTCTGCATTTCTCCTTGGATCCAAGCCTGCTGTGCTTGCTGTTCTCTTCTCCTAGCAGCAGCATTACTTGCAATGCCTTGAAAAATACCGCTTACTACGCCAGCACCTAGTGCAATTGCTCCTAACATATGTTACCTCCATCCCCATTGGTTACTTTTCTTTTGTTGCTTCTTGGCTGTCAGTTCGCGAATAGCCCCACTGTGGGGAATCCAGTCAGAAGCCCTGAAATCGCTAGCCCAACTAGCAACCATATTTTCCCATTCTTTTTGTTTATTATCTCGGATAAGTCTATCTGTGTTGTATTGCATCATGTCCTTGTAGAAATCCACTGCACTGGCAAGGGCATCAATGCGGTCATCGTGCTTGAGGCACCCACGTTCGTCTGTAAGGCGTGTGAGTTGGATCTGGTTCTTCTCATCCTTGGCTACCCTACGATCCCATACAAGGCGATGCTGGGCCATCACAGGCTCTAGGGTATCCAGCATCCTTGCTTCCTTCCGCCCCGATACACGGAACTCCTCGATGCCTATACGCCCACAGTTCTCAATGAGGAATGGGGTAATGACTTTGGAAAAGAGACCATCACCAAAGTTGGACTCTACCCGTACCATTTTGATGCCATATTCCAAACATAATTTAGCAATTTTGTTTAGGACAGCATCATTGTATCCCCCTTCCCATCCAACAAGTTCATGGATATAGATCATCCCACCAGCCGTGGAAGCGATGCATACCGCAGTCTCATCTGCTCCACGACCAGAGGGATCTATGACCATGTGTCTATGTTGATAGTCCACATAGTTTGAGGATATGTGCATAGGTTCCATGATCATATCCCCACCCAATCCCCAACTAGGCATCTTCTTATTGGCGTTTTGACCCTGCCAGATGACTTTCTCTGGAGCCTTGTCAAACGGTACATCGAATACGATGAGATCGGACAGCTTCAACGGATACTTGTCTATATCTGACAGGGTAGTATCAAGCATGTATTGCAAGGCAAAAGCCTTGGGTCCAATCTTAGCCTTGCGTTCCATGAGCATTTCCGTATCAAAACGCTCAGGCTGGGTGGACTCGCCAGCAGCAAGACTAAGATCCCATATCCAATCAGCAACATCCTCGGATTCACCGGGAAGGCTTTGGTCAGGCATGAGAGCAGGATACTTGACCATTGGATATGATTGCTTGAGTACTGTGTATATTGATTCCGCAGAGTGCGGTGTCCCTAGGAACAGGACTCTTGATCCCTTGTTCCTGACGGACTCTAGTTCGGTTAGTTTGTGAAGAAGACGCTCTCTTGCTTCTACTGTTTGGGTATTGGTTGAGATCTCTACGTCATCACAAATGATGAGATCTGCGTGGAGTCCTGTGATCTGAGAGGTGGATCCTCTGGCAGTGCAGGATAGATCCTGTGTGAATGATGTTCTGATATTGTGATTGAAGCCAAGTGCCGAGTCCTTGGTATGCTCATCTGGAATCATGTGATTGCAGTATGGCACCATGTTCAAGATCTTTCTTGTTTGAGACACAAACTCAATGGCTTTCTGTTGGGTGGCAGACAACACCAATACAGTCTTGTTTGGGTTTGCCATCATGAACCATGAGGCAAACATGGCGGTGAGCGTGGACTTCCCTGTTCCACGCCCAGCCGCCAGAATGAAATCGTTTGGCCCATACTGAAGTTGTCTTGAGATTTCATATTGCATGGGGGTAGGCTCTCCAAGTCCTAGGTGCTTCATGCAAAAGAACACATGGTTCCTGAAATCATTAACGACTTCTTCAGTAGGTTTAATCAATATGTAGATTCCTTGATCTTGAAGGGTGCAGCCTCGGACATTGCCTTGGTTACTTCTTCAAGGGCTTGGCTTGGGATGCCATCTGCCGACTCTCTATTGTCATTGATAATGCCACGGATGACAGTATACAGCCCCGGAGTACACTTGTCAGGATCCTTGAGATCCCGAACAAGTGAATCCAGTAGCATCTCATTTAAGATCTGTACTTTACTCTTCATCGAATAAGACTTCTAATCTTAGAGATGGGGAATACACATCCTGCGATGTATCCGGCTAGGCACATCAGCCCAGCAAACCACAAACTTCCTAGGAATGCTTCCATTGTTTTTTCTCCTTTTTGTATGCAGCATCAAAGTCCTTGTCTGTTGCTCTGAGAACAGCCACGGCTTCTCTGATGCTTGTTCTGGAAGTATCGTCCTCTGCCTCAATCATCAACTTTGCAGTTTCTTTCTTCCCTTCGGGAATCATTGAGGCAAACAATCTCATAAACGCTCTAATTGGTTTTCCCAATCCAAGGTACCATAGGATGACGAAGGCTCCTATGATTCCTAATGACAACAATCCGTATTCCAGTATTGGTGCCCACCATGGAACTGTGTCATCAATCTCTGGTAACAGTTCCACGGTGTTATACATAATATCAATAATATCTTGTTGTTCTTTTGCTCCATGTTTTGCTTCATCACTGATGAGCAGAACATCCATATGCTCGGTTTTACGAACCTCTTCCTCAATAGTTTGGAATCGCTCTTTACTTGACTGTGCTACTCTAGAAACCTCTACAACATTCTTTCCTATTTGTTTGGAAGGAGAACACCCATTAATTAGAACGATCAAGACGATCCATGCGTACTCTAAGCGCATCTATTCTCTCCTTTAAAGCAGCATCTGTTGCAACAAATTCAATTTGCGATTTGGTCAACTCTTCTACAATTTCTTTTAGATCTTGTAGTTGGCCTGTGTTGTAGACTTGATTTGCTTGATACTCACCCACTCTTACAAATACTCCAGCCAAACCTATAGCAATAATTACTATCTGAAGCAATTGTAAAACAGTTGATAAGTCTGGGTGCTTTCCTTCCATTGTATCTCTCCTTTAGATTTCGTATACCAATTGTGTTATTGAATTGGTTTGTAATTTTTCAATGGTATCTGCTTTCATGTCATCCATGTATTGAATCATTCTTTGGCACACAGCATGTCTTAGTGTTTCTTCGTCTGTTGAACTGTTCCAATCTGGAACAACACCATTAAAAAATTCTTCAGTATATGCTGCTCTATATCTGCTTATTCGTTGACCCATGGCTTGTTCGTTTTGTGGAAGAACTGTCCAATCTAAAGGAAATGTCGATAGATCAAACGCACTTGGTACCCAAAAACCTTGACCAGACCATAAAGTAAAGTTATTATACGACCCATTTTCCAATGCTGGATAAATCATTTCATCTCTTACTTCTTCATTACCTACAAATATTGGCAAGTAATTATCACCAACATTTACATATTGATACATTGGACATAGCATTGGAATTATTGGTTTGTCTTGGTTTCTTTCTATATTATGTCTTTTACCTGCTTCTATACTATAATGTATCCATCTTTTAGTTTGTTCAGATCTTTCTGGGGCTACATATTTATCAAAAACTGAAGGTGATATGTAATCCTGCTTATCAAGAAGTGGACCATATGCTGTTACATATTGATCTAATCTTTCGTTTATTAAATCATACCGAGGGATTTGCTCTAATCCATACCAAGTATTATTATAAACAAAAAATCTAACATTTGGTATACCATAAAAAGCCCATTTAATTTGTGGAAATGAATTTTTAACTTGTTGGATGAGATCAGTCATTTCATTCAATGCGTGGTAATAATTATCATTTGGTGGATTGACTACGGCTTGAGTCAACCAACTCATGTATGGGGTTTCAAAATCAAGAATTCCATATTCTGCGTCGTTTAACCAAGGTCGTTCTGCAATGTAACTAAGAACTGCTGAATCATTTATAGTACCGGTATTACTTGAATCGCCTGCTGCTTGAGGAACATATAGTTCTCTTTTGTGTCCTTTAGCAATCGCCTGTTCGGTATATGTCGGTGTAGATGGTTCTATTAAAGGTTCTGGCAAGTTGTCATAATGAACAGTAGATGAATATGCATATGAACCATCTCTAATCCAAATCTTATCAATTTTTTTAAGTTGTCCTTGTTCTCTAATCCATACATCGCTTATTTCTAAGGCTGTTCCTGTGTTGTCTCTAATCCACAGTTTTCCATTCTCTTCTGGTGGTCCTCCGGTTTGAATCGGTCCTCCAATATGATTACTCATTGTTGGGCTTTCCTAAATATGATCTGACCTTCTGGTCCAGAGTCTGCTGGTTGATCGTTTACCTCGATTACTACAAAGTAAGGAACGGCTGTTTCATAGGTGTGATCGCTTGATGTTGTCATTCTTAACGGCTTGCTCACTACTGGGTTGGCTCTTTCTACTGCCCCAATCTCATAGGAGTGTAGTCCGTCATTACCAACACTTGGCGAAGAAGATGTCCTTGTTGTTGTGTGATGTCTTAAAACATGAGTTGGTAAATCAGCAGCGGTTGCTGTTGCAATGCTATCAATAAACCCATTATCATTTGTTGATAGTTTATAAATACTTAATGGTTGGTTTGGAGTTAGATCAACATCTGATTTACGAACAACACTTGTAGATATAGTTGGTGTGTCAGCAACATTTGCAGTAGTAAATGAACCTAAAGCAGATGAAATTGATGCTGAAAAACTTCCAGTTTGTGCCACTATATTGGTTGAAAGTATGGTCCCAAGTGTGGATGTTCCCAGCACTTCAATATTACCATTAAATGTGGCAAGACCAGTAAAAACTGATGTTGTTGTCACAGATAAAGTAGTTGGGCTTAAGTTTGCTATTGACAATGTGCCTGATAAATCTGCATCAACAGACCAAATCTTCTGTACTCTTTCTGAAGTAGATCCAATATTATGTAGATTGTTTGCTCCGGGTAGTATATCACCATTGAAGGTTAAGTCATTGATAATGGATCCATTCTGTTTGATATCTGTTGTTCCTGCTTGGAACCTATTACTTAGTATCTTGTCTGGGTATATTTCTGTATTATCAGATGGTG